AATATTCACTTGTTTTATGAAAAGATATTTCATAAATTATATGCATGAATAAATTACATGTCTTTGTAATATGGTCAATTAAAACAGCGCTTTTATGGTTTGGTTTTGCATCGGTTTGGCATGGCATAGATATGATTTACAACCCTGCTTCTTATATTGTCTTAGGGCTTTTTTGCATATATTTAGGATATCCAAATAAAATAAAAAAGGTTAAGGATGTCGATAATAGATGATTTAGTGTCGAACACTTTTGCGCTATTTTCCAAAAGATATACAATGCAGGAAGCCATTAGCAATTTCTTATCAGATTCTGATGATAGTATGCAGCAAGATTTATCTTCCGGTGTAAATGTTACTCCGGCAAATTCTTTATCGCTTTCCGCGGTTTATGCATGTGTGAAGATTTTATCGGAAACCATTGCCAGTTTACCCCTGCCGGTTTATAAAGATTTGGCTCCCCGGGGCCGTGAAAAAGCCCGCTCTCACTATTTGTACAAATTATTATACGCTCGACCGAATCCATATCAGACTTCTTTTGCATGGCGATCTTTGATGATCACTCACATGTGTCTTTGGGGCGCAGGAATCAGCGAAATAGAATTTGATAAGCAGGGTTTACCAGTTGCATTATGGCCGATCCCGCCCTGGCGCGTTGAACCATTACGGGCATCTGACGGCAGTATATTTTATAAGGTCTATCTCGACAATACTCTCACGAAAGTCAAATATTTAACATATCAGCAGGTCGTAGTTTTCCCGGCAGTAAGTACATCAAGTTTCGAATGGATGAGTCCGATCCGGGTGCAGCGCGAGACATTAGGGGCTGCTTTGGCGGTGAAACAATTTGGCGCAATGACATTTGGTCAAGGAACAAATCCTTCGGCTATTGTAACCTATCAGGGCAGATTGGCAGAAGGTGCAGAAAAATCTTTGGAAGAAAAACTCGACAAATATAAAGGTCTTGGAAGATCACACCGCCTTATGCTTTTAGCAAATGGCATGGAATTTAAACGGATCGGATTACCTCCTGAAGACGCGCAATTTCTGCTGACAAAAAGTCATGATATTTCCGAAGTGGCGAGAATTTATAATATGCCGCTTTTTCTTTTGCAGGATCATGACAAACAGACATCTTGGGGTACCGGAATTGAGGAGCAGAAAAACGGATTTGTGACATTTTCGCTCACTCCGCGACTGGTGCAAATTGAACAGGAATTACAGATTAAACTTTTTGACGGTATTGCGGACGGTTATTATGCGGAATTCAATTTAGAAGGCTTACTCAGAGGTAAATTGAAAGATAGAACTGAATCATATAAGGCACTGTGGTTTATGGGTGCAATGTCGCCAAATGAAATCCGTGATAAAGAAAATATGAATCCGATCGAAGACGGTGATAAATATTATATTCCGCTGAACACAAAAGAAGTGGATGCACCGGATCCGGACGCTATTAATAATAAGGAATAGGAGATAAAATGAGTAAAGACCTTAAAAATATGAAACTGGTGCAGGCGGTCTTCGAAATGGAAGATACCCGGGCGGATGAAAAAGAAGATAAAAGCCCGATAATCGCCGGATATGCCGCTGTATTTGATAAATTGTCAGTGCCGTTGTGGGGTTTTAGGGAAAAAATTCAGAAAAACGCATTTGCGAAGTCGCTTAAAGTGAACACTGTAAAGGCTTTTTGGAATCATAACTCAGATTTAGTTCTGGGTTCTACGGGATCCGCGTCACTAATGCTTGAAGAAGATGATAAAGGGCTGCGTTTTGAATTGACTTTGCCCGACACTCAAGCCGGAAAAGATGCTTATATTCTGGTCAAAAGGGGCGATGTTACTCAAATGAGTTTCGGATTTAAGGTCAAAGGGCAGATCTGGGATGAAAGCGACCCGAAGAATGTTATCAGAACATTAACTGAAATTGATCTCTTCGAAATCAGCTTAACGCCTTTTCCTGCATATACTCAGACCTCGGCAAAAACCCGCAGTATTCTTGACGATTACGACCAGTATCAACAGGATAACGATGAAAAAGGCAGCAGCGAAAAAAGAAAGAACGAGATTGATCTTAAAATTAAAATGCTGGAATTAGAACTATAAACAGTAAAGAAATAAACGGAGGCAACGAATGAAAGATGTAAACAAACTCAAAAGAGACAAAGCTGATCTGGTAAAAAGGATGAAGGCTTTGTGTGAGTTGGCTCAGAAAAGAGATGACAGCCGGATGACTGAGCAGGAAGGTATCGAGTACATTAATCTCGAGACGCAGAAAAAGAAATTCGAAGATGAAATTCAGCTCGTCGAAAGAATGAATAATCTCGACATGGAACTTTCTGACAGCGGAAAAGACGGAGAATCAAGCGACAAAGGCGACGAAAGCAGAACAGATCCAAACGGATTTGCAACGCTCGGAGAAATGCTTATCGCAGTAAGAAGAGCGGCAATAAGCGGCAGTGCTGATCCGAGACTTACAAGGGCAGCAACAGGACTGGGCAAAGATATTCCGAGCGATGGCGGATATCTGATCCAGGAAAATCACCTTGCCGGACTCGAAAGAAAGATTTTCGACAAAGCAATACTGGCATCTAAATGTCAAAAGATCAATGTCGGACCAACATCAAACCGTCTGACATGGAATGAACTGGTAGAAGATAGCAGAGCGAACGGATCAAGACACGGCGGAATCCTCGGTTATTGGCTTTCTGAAGCCAGCCAGATCACATCATCGAAACCGAAATTCGCTAAAAAATCTCTTGAACTCGAAAAAATCGCGGCGCTTTACTATGCCACTGATGAATTTGAGGAAGATGCAGTCGGACAATCAGGTTTGCTTTCTCAGCTCGTTACAGACGAACTGGCATTCCTGCTTGATGATGCAATATTCAACGGAACCGGCGCGGGAAAACCGTTAGGACTGTTGAACTCCGCCAGCTTAATTACTGTGGCAAAAGAAACAAATCAGGCAGCGGCAACGATTGTTTATCAGAATGTTCTGAAAATGAGATCAAGACTATGGGCAAAAAGCCGCGCAAATTCGATCTGGTACATCAACCAGGACATCGAGACTGAACTTCAGTCAATGGGTCTTGTAGTTGGTACGGGCGGAATTCCTGTTTATATGCCGGCTTCCGGACTTGCAGGATCTCCGTATGATACACTTTTCGGCAGACCTGTGATCCCGACAGAGTATAACCAGACGCTCGGAACCAAAGGCGATATTATACTTGCCGACCTCAGCCAGTACAGACTGATTGACAAAAACGGAATCAAAGCATCAAGCTCAATCCATGTAAGATATGATTACGATGAAACCGCGTTCAAATTCACTTACAGGGTGAACGGAATGCCGTTGTGGTCAACTGCTTTGACGCCAAAAAACAGCACAAGCACTCTGTCAACGCATATCTGTCTCGCAACAAGAGCGTAAACCAAAATCTAAAAGAAGGATAATTCGATATGAAAGATATAGTGAAATTTGTAAAAGGGATCGATCCTGTAGCAGATGTTTTTGCAGGGACTGTTTATTCGGATGTGATCTCGATGAAAGAACATAAACAGTGTACATTCCTTATTTATAAGGGTGTGTCAACTGGCGGAACCGATGACGGCGTGATAACTGTTCAGGCGTGTGACAATGTTACACCGAGCAACAGAACCGCAATTCCTTTCCGTTATCAGAAAATTAACAGCGGCGATACACCCGGCGCGATCACTGCAGTTGCGGCAACAGGTTTCTCGATCACTGCGGGAAGTTCTCAGATAATCGCAGTGTATGTCAACGCTTCTGATCTGGCAAGTACCGGATATGGATATGTTCAGCTGAAACAGGTTGAAGTCACTAACGATCCTGTAGTGGGCGCAGTTGTAGCAATTCTTTCTGAAGGTAAATACGAGAAAGAAGTCCAGAACACTGCAATCGTATAGCAGAAAATAAAAATTTAACTCGGAGAGCAAAAAAATGACAGTAATGGGAGATATAGACGCCCTGAGAAAAGCGGTTCTTGGCGAGAAGGTCAGCAGAGCGACTGCTGCTCTTCCTGCAACAACGACCGGCAACCTGTTTTCAATAACAGGCGGCAGGGTAATGATCCTGCAGTTGGCTGGTGAAGTTACGACAATTATCGAAGCACAGGCTTGTAATGTCAAACTTTCATGTGATCCCGACGAAGGCGCTGCAGCTGATATTTGCGCCAACCTGGATGTTAACGGCAAGATCAAAGGAACGAATTTCGGAATTACCGGAGCAGTCGGCGCGGCAATGGTAGGCGCTTCACACGCGTATCTTGTAGCACAGGCGACACCGCTGATATTACCTGCAGGCGTTATAACCTGTACGACATCGGCAACAAACACCGGAAGCGTTAAATGGGATGTTATCTATATTCCTATTGACGACGGCGCAAAAATCACGGCGGTATAATCATGAAAATGTCCGCGCAGATGATGATCACAGTTAACAGAAAACTGTATAAACCGGGAGAAGAGTTTGAGGTTGAAAAATCTCAAGCTCTGATTTTGATTCAAAACGGTTTTGCGGTAGAGGTGAAGACTGCTAAAAAAGATGATGCCAAAAAAGACGCCAAGCCTGCAGAAAGCAAGGATAAAGACACGAAAAAGAAATGATCTAAGCCAAGGGAAAACTTATGAATTGCAATAAATTTTCATTTAAAGTAACAACTCCGCCAACTGTGGAGCCGGTTACTACGGCTGAGGTCAAAATTCATACCAGGATTAGCGGGACTGATCAGGACACGATGATTGCAAAATGGATAAAATCCGGAAGAGAGCTGGCGGAAGCCTATCAGCGCCGGGCATTTGTCGAACAAGTTATAGAAGTTAGTTTTGATCAGTTTCCGCAAGTTCCTTTTTCTTTACCGCGCTCACCGGTAATGACATTACAGACAATGAAATATTACACGACAGCGAATGCCGAAATTGTGGTTTATAGCTCTACGGCTCCGGTTGGGACTGAAAGCAATTATCTCGCAGATATTGACAGCGAACCGGCAAGGATTACACTGGCTTTCGGCTGTACTTTTCCCGCTGCTGTACTCAGGGAAATCAACGCTTTTAAAGTGATCTATAAGGCAGGATATGGCGCAACTGCTGCCAATGTTCCTGAAAATGTCAAGGATGCTATTCTATTATATTGCGACTGGCGGTATGAAAACAGAGCAGCTGAAACCAACGCGGTACCGGAACAATTCTATAATTTATTAGATGCTCAAAGGATATTTTTGTAATGGCAAAAACGGGTTACGAAAGATTATACGGGTTCGACAGAATAAGAAAGAATTCTGCGTTTTCGAGTGAGTTAAGACATCAAATCGAACTTCAATTATCTTCGACTTCCCGCGACGGTGAAGGCGGTTTTTATGATGGCTGGGTAACTGTCAACACTGTATGGGCAAGCGTCAATCCGATATCGGCAAAACAGCGCACTTATTATAATTCGATCAGTACTGAGATTACTCATGTCATCAAGATCCGCGGTGAAGTTGAATGCTTGGCGACTTATCAGGTAAAATTCGGGGATAGGTTATTTGAGATCCTCACAGTTGAGAATATTCAGGAAAACGATGTTCAAAAGATTTTAATTTGTAAAGAAAGGTCGAGATAAATGTTTCAAATGAAGTTCACATCATATCTAAAAGATGTAGAAAAAGAAATGCAGAAAGCTGAAAAACGGCAACGCGCTAAGGCTGCAAAATATCTTGATGAAAAACTTACAGAAACGGCGACGGCGCGATTTGGTTCAGATTCAGATATTACACAAGGGATCGCTCATCGCAACGATAAATATCAGTCTAAAGTAGGTGTAGGCCCCAAAGCATACGCCGCTCATTTAATAGAATTTGGTACAGATTCAAGATTTACAAAATTAGGGAAGTCAACAGGTCATATCACAGCAAATCCTTTTGTATTCCCGACTTTCGACAACGAAAGCGACGCAGTAATGTCAATTATGCAAGAGGCATGGTTTTAAATGTGGGATTCCGCTCTATATACTAAGCTGATAAATGACACCGAACTCATTCAATATGTGTCACGGACTGGCGACTATCCTTCTATATTCAGCGATTCAGCGCCGGAAAATGTAGCCTTTCCTTATATTATATTTACAATAGCAGGGACGAACGGTCCGGATTCCGCTGTTGATGTTTTTAGCGTTACGATCGATCACTATGATTTTCAGCAATCGGCAAAACGCAGCCGGCTGGCAATCAAAAGAATTATTGAATTATTGGACAGGGAGCATCTTGATCATGCTGATTATAAAACGATCAGGATATATAAATCATGGAGTGCAGCGGCACCCAAATCTGACGAAATAGATCCCCGGGCGCGTCATTATATCGCAAAATTTACAGCGCGTGCAGGAAGAAAAGGCTGGATTGATAATTTAATTCCCGGCAATGTTACGCTTACCTCTCCTATAAATGTAACAGGTTCATTTGTAGGTTCTAGTACAGGCGCAGTTACTTTTCTTTGGGTTGCTGCAGACAGAGCTATAGATTATGACCTAGAGGTTACTAATATAGATACGGGCGAAGTTACTACTACAACGATAACAACAACTACAGATATAATTACTTTAACAGCAGCTAAATTAAATCCACTTTACATGACTTATGCGTGGAGAGTAAGGGCGCGGTCAGGACTTAATTATGGCTCTTGGTCAGAGCAAGGAACTTTCAGATTAACTTATACAGCGTTATAAAATTAAAATAGGAGCCAGATATGGCAGCAATAACCGTACAAAACATCACGCTGAACACATCGCTGACGCCGACCTTTGCCGCAGCGGCAGAACTCGGAGATTATTTCGCGAATAACGGGAAGATATTCCTTTATATTAAGAACGCGAATGTCGGAGTTTCGAGAGTGCTTAGTATCAATTCTCAGGTTCTGTGTAACCAGGGCGTGGATCATAACATCTCTGTTACAGTACCGGCATCAAGTGAAGAACTGGTAGGCCCGTTTCCTGTGTCAAGGTTCAACGATTCTTCCGGATATGTTCAGGTAACTTATACCGATCACGAAGATCTGACAGTCGCAGCGATCAGTCTTGAGTAAAAAAAATAAATTGAGGGAGTAATCATGGCAGCAATAACCGTACAAAACATTACATTGAACACATCGCTGACGCCCACTTTTGCAGCCGCAGCCGCAGCCGGTGACTATTTTGCGAACACAGGCAAGATTTTTGTTTACATTAAAAACGCGAATGTCGGCGCATCAAGAACGATCACTGTGAATTCTCAGGTAAACTGTAATCAGGGACATGATCACAATGTCACAATAACTGTACCGGCATCCAGCGAAGAGTTGTGCGGCCCGTTTCCCGCGTCAAGATTTAACGATGCCGACGGCCGTGTGCAGATGACTTATTCCAGTGAGGCGGATCTGACACTAGCCGCAATAAGTTTAGAGTAAAAAATAAATAAAAGGATAAATCATGGCAAAACAGAATGGAATAAACAGCTCAACTTATAATGAGTTTCTTATTGACTCAGGTAAGTTGTATATCAATTACGGAGAGGCGGGCGAAGCAGCACTGGGAGCAACCAGGGGCGGAAGTTCTTTCGCGATTAATACAGAGTACAGGGATATGCCGGTTGACGGCGCCAAAGGACCGGTAAAGGGCGGCAGAAGAATAACAAAAGTTGAAGCCGTTATGACCGTAAACATGGTTGAAATTGATGCCACGCTTTTAAACAAAGCAATACCGGGATCTACAAAAGCAGATTACCCTTCAACTCCGGCAAAAACTCACGACAAGATCACCAGAGCTTTGGCATTATTGACTTCAGACTACATTACCAATGTGGCAATAGTCGGTGAAGTTTCCGGAACCACTACAAAATATTTCGTCGGGATCCTGAAAAATGTGATCGCCGACGGTAACCTTGAAATCGGATTTGTTGACAATGACGAATCAGTGATCAGCATCCAGTGGAAAGCGCATTTTGACCCTGCAGCAATGGAAACAGAGCCGTGGGAAATCAGATGGCCAATATTAACATAACAGCAAAATGGAGAGCGTGAAATGACCCAAGCAATTCAAATCAGACCCTTAACGATCCAGGACAGAAAGAAACTGTCTGCGATGATTCAAAAACTTGCTGCAATGGTGGGAGATCAGTCAATGTTGAATTTGATCTCCTCCCAAATCGGAAAAGGCAAGGCAGCTGATCCGGCAGAAAACGAAAAAAGCAGCGCCGAAGTTTACACTCAAGTCGGACTGACCATTCTCAGGAAAATTCTTGAAGTATTGGAAGAAGAAACTCACGAATGGTTTTCAGATCTGATCGGAGTGACTAAGGAAGACTTTCTTAATTTACCGATCGACACCGAAGTCGTTATTATTCAGCAGATAGTTGATTCAGCGGAGGCATCAAGTTTTTTTACCAAAGCCTTGCAGTTATTCAACAGGATAAAGCAGTTTCAAAACAAGCAAGGCAAGTAGAAGAGAAAGTCCGGTTCTATCTGAAACTATTGGAAAAGGATTTTATGAGGCTTGAGTATGCAGAGGTTAATTTTTACGGCAAGATGCTTTTTGAACAAGAATCGAATGCTTTTAATAATCAACTGATTTCATCTGCATACACGGCATGGCTGACAACGAACACGAAAAAGAAACAATTTAACGATTATTTAAAGATGCTGGGATTAGCCGAAAAACCGGAAAAACTCAGTGAAGATCAAAAGCAGACACTACAGAAAAGAGCTGACGAACTAGCGGAAAGAATTTTAAAAGCCGATAATAAAAGGAAAACATGCTGAAATTATTTGAACTAGTTGGCGTGATCAGGGTTGACGGATTAGAGAAAGCCGAAAAGGGCATTGCTGATCTGGAAAAGCAAGTCAAGAAAGGGCTTGCACCTATCGAGCGTTACGGAAAACAATTAGAAGGCATCGGTAAGAATTTAAGCATGGCGCTTACTTTGCCGTTGGCTCTGGCCGGCGGAGCGGTTCTAAAATTTGGCGGTGATTTTGAAGCCGCTATGACCAATTCATTATCTATTATGGGCGATGTCGGAGCAGGGATGCGTTCAGAAATGGAAGCCGTCGCTCTTGATCTGTCGGAAACCTTACCCGTATCTGCCGCGAAAGCAGCTGAAGCCTATTTTTTTATTGCATCGGCCGGAAAAACAGCAGCTCAGGCAATATCCTTACTTCCGCAGGTCGCTAAATTTGCCACAGCCGGTAACTTTGACATGGCACGGGCAACAGATTTATTGATGGATTCTCAAAGTGCGCTGGGATTGTCTTCAAAAAATGTCGCAAAAGATCAGGAAAACCTTATCCGGGTGTCAGATGTTTTGGTCAAAGCCAATATTCTTTCGAATGGATCCACGGAACAATTTGCCGAAGCCTTGACTAATAAAGCCGCTGCAGCTCTCAGACTTTTAAATAAAGATGTTGAGGAAGGGGTTGCCGTTCTGGCCGCTTATGCTGAACAGGGAGTTAAGGGAGAAAAAGCCGGTGAACAATTAGCAATCATTATCAGAGATCTTCAAACCGCTGCGCTCGATAATGCGACCGCGTTTAAAAATGCAAATATTCAGGTCTATGACAGCGCCGGGAAGATGAATAATCTCGGTGATATCGTTAAGATGCTGGAAACTCGCTTAGGCGGAATGTCGGATTCTCAAAAACGATCTGAATTAACTATGCTGGGATTCCAAGACCGATCCATTTCGGCAATGCTCACATTAATGGGAACTTCGGACGCTATCAAGACCTATGAAGCCGAACTCAGGAAAGCCGGAGGAACTACTCAAAGCGTATCTGATAAGCAGATGCAGGGATTTAATAACCAGTGGCAAACGATTAAAAATAGTATTGTCAATGTGGCCATAAGTTTTTCAACCTCTCTTCTTCCGGTACTGAAGCAAAATGTATTACCTGTTATTGAAAGTGTGGTTTCAAAAGTTAAGGGTTTAGTGGAATGGTTTAACGGGTTGCCGGTCGGAGTTCAAAACACTGTACTGGGAATGACTGCATTGGTCGCTGTTGCCGGACCTGCATTACTGATCATTGGCAAATTACTGACCAGTGTTAAACTCATTACGACCGCGTTCACTGCGGCAAAACTGGCAATGGTTGCCTTTAACAGTACGCTTGCTGTGTCGCCGATTGCGTTGACAGTTGCCGGAATAGTTGCAATGGGTATCGCAGTCAATGAATTGACTAAGAAACTCAATACTACAAAAGTTGTGTGGGGTCAAGTCTCTGCAGCAATGACCGATGATAAAAGAGCAAGAAAGGAACTTGCAGCCGGAATAGATGTTCTGATGAAGAAAGTTTCTGATGCCACTAAAACTATTAAGGATGAAGCCGCACTAAATACTATGTTTGGAGCAGGGATAGAAGACTTGGTAGGAAAGGCAAAAGAATTAGGTTATACAATCGAAGGTAGTTTAAGCGAGAAATTTGAGGCTCTAACCGGTGTAAGTGCTGAACTTAATGGCGCAATAGATATGACAACCGGGAAAGTTTTTAAATATACTCAAGCCACTAAAGATGATACAGAAGCGACAGTAACAAAAACTGAAAAAACTCTTGAACAAATTGAAGCTGAAAAGAAACTCAGGGAAGAAAAAGAATCTTTTATCAGCAATTTTCAAGGAAGAATTGAACAGGCATATTTAACAGAAATCGAACTTCTTGATCTGGAAGAACAGCGAGCAATAGAAAGCGCGACAAGATTAGGACTTTCAGAAGCCGAGAAAGAAGAGATCAGGGCATTTTATGAATTTAAACGAATTGAAGCTCAATCTGAGGCAGATGCTCAAGAACTCGAAGCTCTAAATGAAAAAAATAAAGCCATAGAAGAAGCCGAAGCCGAAGCCGAAAGTAAAAGGAAGGCAAAAGAAGCCGAGGAAATAGAGGCATCGAGAAAGAAATGGGAAACCATCAAGAGCTTTGCAATGAGTGCTCTTTCCGGTATCGCTGACATATATTCTATATATACTAATAATAAACTTCTTGCGATCGATCAGGAACTTGCGAAAGAAAAAGAAGCGATTGAATCCAGCAAACTAACTGAAGAAGAGAAGCAAAAGAAATTTGAAGAACTCGACGACAAAGCAGCTAAAAAGAAAAAAGAATTACAGATTAAACAGGCAAAAGCGAATAAGGCTCAAGCTATAGCAGATGCAACAATGGGCGCTTATCAAATGGCAATCAACGGATTCAACACGAAACCGTTCTTCCCGCTCGGATTACTGATGGGCGGTATTGCCACAGCTCTCGGACTGGCTAAGGTCGCAATGATCGCAGCAACTCCACTGCCGCAACTTGCAGAAGGTGCGTTGATTAAGGCATCTGAAGGCGGAACGAATGTAACCGTTGGTGAAGGCGGTCAAGATGAGACTGTTCTTCCTATGCGAAAAGGCGCGTTTGAAATCGCTGACAGGATCATGGGTCATTTATCGGACACACTTTTTCCTGTTGGTAATCAGCCGAGCCTCGCAACAGGATTCGGAAGTATGGGATCCGGCGGAATGGGGTCAAGGACTGTCGAACATCATTATCATTTTGACGGTACTATTATAGCAGATGAACCGGGATTAAAAAAACTGGAAAGAAGATTGCGCAAAGTAAGAGTTTCTGACGAAACCAGAAGAGGTGAATAGAGTGGCGAAAGCAAATTTATATCTTGGCACCACAACAGCAACTTTACAACTTTTAACGCCGTTCGGACGGTCATATAAGATTACTAATATAGAACAGGCGCGCTCGGGAAGAACAGCATCCGGGAGACTTGTCAAAGATATTATCGCAACAAAGAAAGAATTTTCGCTTGAATATAATCTGATAGATGATTCTGAATTAGATAAATACATTGATTTATACGCTGAATCCGATGAACTTGTATTCAGGGATGAACGCGATTCGGGATATACTGATTACACTGTTTTAATGAATCCTCTCGATCAGGAAAGGATCATAGCAGCTGAGGACGGTCTCTGGGGTGGTGTGCAAATCAAACTGTCCGAGGTATAAATGCTTTCCGTATCCGAAAACTTTCATCTTGCAGCCAAGGCAACGACGCGCCATGTAAAAGCCAAGATCGATATTATTTGGACTGCACCCTCTGAGGATACCTCAATTACGGTTACGACCAACGGGACCAACAGAGCCGCGAACTTACCGCAGGTTTATGACGGCGTTTCAGACATACCGAAACCGTGGGCGCATCTTGACGGCACTATAAAGGCAGACGGCAATCATAGACTTATGCCGAATCCTGCAAGTTTAGAATCTCAAGAACAGGTGGGATGGTACGGATCTGTAAGAAGTAACGCATCTGCGGAATGGGCAACTAACCCCGAATTGACAATGGAATTCGACGCGCGGCCGGTGATTTCTCTTTATGTTGCCGGCGACACTTATTATAATGAATACCCAGTTGACTTTACTTTGAAATTATATGCAGTGGCTTCACTCGAATATACCGAAACCGTCACAGGAAACACACTGCTTAAATGGTCAAAAAATGTCAGCGATCAAAGTCTGGCCAGTATTACGAAAATCATTCTGACAATAAGCAAATGGAGCGCAGCGGCAAGAATCGTAAAGATTTCCGAAGTCTATACCTCATTTTATCAGACCTTTTCCGGTGATGAAATAGTGTCAATGAACTTGCTCGAGGAGAGGGTAATCGGCGACGGATCACTTCCGATCGGCAATATATCAAGTAATGAATGTGATATTACTCTGAATAATGTCAAAATTAATGTGTCAGGGACGGATATCATAGATCCTTTCTTTCCGTCGAATACTAATTCATTATATTATGAATTGATAAAAAAGAACAGGCGCGTAGAACCTTATCTGGGTTATCTTTTAGATGACGGCTCGATTGAATATATCAAACTCGGAGTTTTCTGGACTGGCGACTGGTCAGTCAACGAGCAGGATTATACGGCTTCGGTATCGTGCAGGGACAGAATGGAGCTTTTAAGGAAAGCGGAATATACCCGTTCGCCGTTATTCGAAAGCAGTAACCTTTACGATATTGCTCAAAGTGTTTTAGAATATGCAAAAGCGAATATTCCGATGGCATCTCTGACATGGCAAATTGATACTGAACTCCAAAATTACACAATGGATTACGCTTGGTTTCCAAAACAGACTTATTTCAAAACTATTAAACAGATCGCTGAGGCCTGTATGGGTCAAGCGTATATGAGTAAGAACGATGTCCTGATGATCGAAGGCCCTGGCGCGTTGCAATCGGCGTCAGTTGCACAGCTTACAATCACCAGCCCTTCCGGAAGTACATGGGTTCAAAGTCCGACTGTTGCAGGTCAGCATGAATTGCCTATCGGAGTAAGTGACGCCAATTTAATTGCTTGGTGGGGCATGGATAATGGTTTATGCAAAGATTATAGTGGAAATGCAATAGACGGAACAGTATTAACTCAAACCGCAACTACTGATAGATATGGAAATGCTAATAGTGCTTTATATTTTAGTGGTGCGAATGTAGCAGGAATTACTGTTCCTTTGGTAAGCACTACAAAAAGTTATAGTTTTTCGATGTGGGTTAATGCTAAGAGTAAGACGGTCATTTATCAAGAATTATTAGATATACAAAGCGGCAGAATGATATTACTATATGTTTTTAATACAACTTTAAAAATTAATATATATGTGGATGGAAACTTCAGAGAATTTGGTGCTGCGCCGAGTCTTGACGCTTGGCATCATTTAGTCTTTATAGTAGATGATGCGACTAATGCCGTAAAAGTATATATAGATGGCATACAATTAGGTTCAGCTTTAGCTTATAATACTGGACTCAACATCGGCGGAACAGTAAAGATTGGCAGTAGGTATGCCGTAGCAGTATCGTCTTGGTATGATTTCAAAGGCTCTATGGATGATTGTATTATTTGGGATAGAGTAATAACTGAAGAAGAAATAACCGCTCTATATCAGAGCTTGCCTGACACTACTATGTATCAATATGCCATCACATGGGTAACTAACCCGCTCGCGCCGACCGATCTTGTCAAAATTGAACTATACAAAGCAGGAGTATTCCATTCTACAATTACCGCAAGCACGGTCAATGACGGCAGTTATACTTGGATTATAGATTCAGCACTTATTCCGACCGGGAATGACTATCAGATTAAAATAACACATCTTTCAGATCCTTATGTCAATGATCTATCTGACTATCTGGCAATAGATAAAGAATACTGGACAGACGAGAACGGTGACTTTGTCACAGACGAGAACGGCGACCCAATACCACAAAATTAAAGGAGAAAATTATGCAGAAACAACTCAGCTTATTTTTGCTTATCTTAATCGGTTTGATAGTAGCAGGCGGAATAAGTACAAAGGCAAAGAAATACCCCGCGAATTATAACTTTATTCTGTCTGGTACGCTTGACAGTAATTTCAGATGTCCACCGGATTCCGCCGCTTTATTCGTTTCGAAAAGTCAGAGGATGATTGACAGCTTGAACGCTCACGATATCAGAACAAAAGCATGGGCAAGTGCTGAAGACAATTCTACACTTGCGGCTGCTCATGATAGTACAAAAACGGTTCTTGACAGTGCAGTCAATTACACTGATGGATTTTATAACTTAATACCCGGTCTGAATTTATTTAACTACCAAACAATGATAATATCCGGGAAGTATATCAATAATAACAATGGAACAATATACGACGATGCTACTTCAGCGGTAACAACTTTAATTGCTTGCTTGCCTAACACTACTTATATTCATTCCGGCAGTCTCAATAATATGACAAATATTACTAAGCGATATTTCAACGCCGCAGGAGATTCGATAGGCTGGAATAATACTTCATTTACAATCAGATCATGGACAACTCCGGCAGATTGTTATTATTTTCAGATGACCATTGCCATTGTGGATGCCACTCCTACCTATACTGATATTCAGATTGAGCTTGGAGATGTGCCTTCTACATACCAAAATTATGCAAATGATTATGAGCTAAAAAACACAGTATATCCTCACTACCTCAAAAATTCACTCATTAAAGCTCAGGCTGATAATGATAGCGCAGTGGTGTCACGAAAATACATTACTGATAACTTTGAGAGTAAAACAGCAGGAATTACTCTTGTAACAAGCGGAGATACACTTTTATTACGAACTTCATACAATGCCGAATTTGATTTATTACAACATCTTGATCTTCCGAGAACTCAAGTATGGGGTGATAATAAAACTTTTAACTTCCGCAACACTTGGATTATTCCTATTGCGAATACGAACGGTTCAAATGCCAATATTTTTGCCAATGCAAAATTACTACATAACGCTTCAGACGATATATGCCCGCGACAGTACAACTCACAATACATGGGCGCTAATCACGGTCTGCCTCATGGTATCAATATAACAAGTGCTTTGCATGGCAAGACCGTACTAGATATTGGCTCAAGATGGGCGGCTAGTGACTCTATGCTGTATTATATCGTAGCTATACCGGATGTAAATCATATTTGGGTTGTCAGTGAGAATACCGGAGCTAGTCAAAACAAATGGGCTTTTGATGCGGCTATACCCGGCACTCATTTATATCATTATTCCAAAGCTACTAGTACAGGAAATATTGCAGTCACATCTCAAGCAGGATCGAACCAGATCGAGCCGGTTTCAATGCCTTTAGTGCAGAAAGCGTATCTAAACGATGTCGAAATTACAAGCCGTAATTGGACTATTTACACAGGCAGGGATTTTAAGATTGTAGAGGATTATTATATTGCCAATCCTGTGGCTTCGATTGACTCGTTATATGCACATGCAGGCTCAGCCACGCAAACACTTTTTAATCGTGGCATTCCTGATCATAGGATCTTAAATACATATCAATTTGACGAGTACGGTAATTGTGTAGTATTTGGATCAACTTATAATTACTATGAGATCAACGAAACTTCTTACGGATTTATACAGGCCGGAGCTATGTCAACTTATCATTACGACTCACTTTATACTTATATACCCAAAACTAAGCCTATTGTAGTCGGAGCCAGAACTTGGGATTTTAATAAGCTGGAAAACATCAACACAGCACCTACAGGAAATGTGCTCTTTACAACTACTTATTACGAAACCGCAGGGCAGCCACCGAATAGGCAAATTAACTTTCTTGGCAATCGAAAGGATAGTATAATAGCATCGTTTCAGTTCGGGTATGATAATTCCATAGGCTCAGCCATTGACGCGACTCGGGCCGCACATGCTACTTATCCTTGGTATATTGCGCCTACACGAAAGGCATATCCTCATGTAATAGATTACAAAGTCAATCCCACTCCTGCGCTTACATTTAATACTGTTGTATCATATCGGGGTTATAGCTATCCAAAGCGATATAGCGAAAATGCTACAAATATACAATTTTTCCAAATCACAAAAGGAAAGTACAGATTGATTATAGATTACCACAAAACGGTATCATTTGATAAAATTACCTTACCGGATTTCCTGCGTGGCTACTATATCGAGCAATCAGATAAGCACGCAAATTTTACAATGCACTCAAAATATGTTCAGGATAACGGAATATTCGTGAGTGTGGTTAGCGCATACGGGTGGGGTGTATTTGACTTATATGAAAGGAAACCTTAATGACCACTCTTGTCAACCCGCATATTATAGGCAAAGATGATTACTTCACAAGGGACCAACCGGATAAAAGTGAGGAGCTGGTCAATAGCGTTGAGGTTTTGACTCAGCCGTTGAAACCGGAAGCCGCGGTATCATCTGTCTATAGTACCAGTAATCCGATCGTTCTCGCTCACGGGCAATCATACACTTTGACAGCCGAATATGGATCACCGCCGGTAATGACAACGGGAGCGACCGCAACTATTACACAGGAAGATGGATATGCTGCTACTTTGACTATTTTAAGTTCGACATTTTATCCATGGGGCGCTATCATAATAATTGAAAATAACGATCCCACTTATGAAGGCGCTGCGAACATTTCGATCGAGGGTTTCGCGCTTAAAGTACAGGGACAGGAAACGATATCCGCCGAAGATGAAGACAGTATATTGGATAATGGTCTGCAGAAATACTCATACCCGAAAAATGTCTTAATCCAAAGCGCTGAAATGGCTCAACTTATAGCCGATACTTTATTGGCATCCTACAAATTATATCGAAAAGATGTAAGTGTCAACTGGCGCGGAAATCCTGCTCTTGAACTTGCAGATACGATACTGGTTACCGAATATGAACGCGGATCCACAAAAGTTGATGGCACATTTAAAATCACTAAGAATCAGATTCAATACGACGGCACACTTAATCAAATTACGGATGGGAGGAAAATATAATGAGCTGGATTACACCGAAAACCGATTGGACAACAGATGACGGCGTTATGGCAACTGATCTAAATAGAATTGAGGGCAACTCTTTAGCAATCAGAGATGGTTTACTTAAGAAAAAACTATCATATTATGCGAATAATGCAACAGCGGGTGGCGGGGCTTATAATATCAGAGTAATTGGCGGAAATTTATTTTCTCAGTCAGCTGTTTTAGGAGTTATGCCCGGTACATTTGACATTCAAAAAGCATTGGGTGCGACCGAATGGGCGGCGGGTGATGGAACGGGGTCTCCTTGTAGGGTTGCCGATGCTCAAGCCGTCGGTGCAAATCAGTGGTGGTATGTTTTTGTTCTTTATAATCCTACAACCGCAGCTTTTGATGTATGCATGGACGATGACTTTGCAGGTGCAAATATCGCCGGAAGTGCGATCGAAACCGCAGGATATACAATGTGGAAAAGAGTTGCTTGCCAGTTTGAAGCTGGTAATCCAGTTACAGACGCGGCGAGGCTTTGGGATACTGTTGGTAGGGAGAATCACTTTTCAATATCAGAAGGACAAGCAGACTCAGGAGTGCATGAATCAATTACTGGATCGACACTAACTATAGTAGCATTGAATGGCGATAGTCTTACTGGTACACCTGCAATAATTCCGCCTGGGTTAAGTCTTCCGATCAATCTTGTTTTCCGCCCGAATGGTACTGTTGTAAACCGGCTGTATGCTCATGGAGGAGATCACCAAACCACTATTTCTGGTGTGAACTATAATTATTTATATTTTGACGGTGATGAATATAACACTCAAAGGATTACTTTAATACCTAATAGTGACGATGAAATTAACTTAACAACATCGGCAACAGCGGACTGGACTATTATTGTTGTAGGCTGGATAGATGACGCGAATGATTAATTATAACCGGAGCCGGTAATGACACCAATTACTTTTAATATGCAAAAATCCCTTGAAAACTATAACGCATTTATCGAAATGTTAAAAGCAGCATTGCTTGGAACTCCCGCTCTTCCGGTGGATCAGGTTATAAAGGACTGGTGGAAACAAGCATTTCTCGGCCAGACTTTTGTCAAAATTTCGCTGTTCGATGCCGTTATGAAAATACAATATCAGTTACTCTATCTCGGTTATTCCGAAAACCATGTCAAGATGGACGCTAATTTCTCGGCCAACTATAAATATTATGTTCAGGGACAGGGAGAAGCGCCCGCGGGAAAGCATTTATATGAATGCCATTTACCGAATATAGATAAAATGAAAGCGATAATTATAGCAGGTGAGAAAAAAGTAATGACCGTTACTGTCAAACCAAAGAAAAGTAAAAAAATGAAATCTAAAGTAAAAACAAACAGCTAACGCAAGGGAGA